ACTGTGATCGGAGATGGATGCCAAATCATGATCGATTCGAATGCCAAACTGCGATCGATTCAGATGCCATTTTGCAGTTGCATTCGGTTCCACTGTTTCAGCCGTTGCCTGTTCATCTGCCATTGCGCCAGATGGTTGTGGTTTTTCTTCATCGTCCTGTTTTCCTTCTTCTGTTACTCGCTGCGGCATCGGGGCCGAGGAGCGACCGCAGGCAATATCCACGATTTCCGGATCAGGGTTGGCATGATCGGTTTCAGTCAGTACTTTGTTCAGATATTCAGTGACGTGTGCGGGGATGACCTCGATCCCAATTGGTGCTTCTTTCACGGACGCAACCACGATGGCGCGGGAATAATCCAGCCCGCCAGGCATGGTGATGAATTTGTCGCGGAAAACAGAAAAGGGTGGTTTATTTTCAGCGATAATTTCCTCAATGCGTTTAGCGTGTGCCGGATGAAGGTTATAGATGTCCACGTCCATTGAACGGGCCAGTACGCCAGTGGCTACATCGCGCGCCAGTGACGTCAGATCGTGGACGAAACCTTCGCCGCGATCTGTGAGGTTCCCGCCGCCAGCATTAGCACCGGAAGCCGTGCGAGTGATGCGTGAAACACGATTCCCTTTTCGCCATTCTTTTGTCAGAAGACCGCGATCAATGTGTTCGGTATCCAGCCAGGCTGAAATGAAATTCTTAAATTCATAGGGCTGATGTTTTTTAGTGATAGAGAAAACTGCCTTAATTGCATCAGTCAAGCGGAGCAGGGCGGCATTATCCAGAGTTGTCGGTTCTGCCATGCTGCGTATGGCCAACAGCAGATTCTGGACATAGCTGTTTTCCTGATCCATCTCAAGAGCAGTAATGTGTTCGCGTTGTTCTCGGGTGGCATGATGCAGGTATTTCCGATCCCCGGCCGCATACGTAAAAATGTGCAGAAGACGCTGTGTGAACCGCAAAGTGGCTACAGAGACTTCGCAATCCTGGCAATCCTCGTGGGCGTCTGCCTGCGCGTTTTCTTCCTGGCCTCCCGCCAGTTCTTTGGTTTCTTGAGCATTATCCTGGTGGTGAACGTCGTCTGGCGCTGCTCCCGGTTTTAGTTCCCATGTCATGGAGTCTTTGCTGAGTTGATAGCGTTCACTCCAGGTAAAATCGATCTCACCTTCAGGGGGAAGGTCATTAACAACAGGAAAATTTGTGGCAACAGCTTTAAAATAGTTGCTCAGTTTTTTACCTGACTTAACGAGCAGATAGTCCAGAGTGGCACAGGTCGATTCAAAATCGTCACTTGCCCACAGGACGACGTCAGGTTCACCGGATGATTTTTTCGCTTTTCGTAACAGGAAGAGTGGTTTTGTGCTCATTGTTTTTTAACCTCAACTCAGATTAAAATTACTGCGAGTGATGAATAAATGTCCCAGGTTCTTCACTCAGGCCTGCACGTTATGCAGGCTTTCTTTTTTCAGATTTCACCTTTTAATTTCATTGCAATCAGAGTTGCCAGAAATCCGGCTTTTTTTTCTGCGGGCAGATTCTTTCCGATGTGAACCAGGCTCATTTTTGTGACACCTTCATCAAGTGTTTTTACGTTGCCTGATGGGCCGTCGATATCAACCACAGTGAATGGGGTTTCTTTATTTTCTGTTTTAATCACGTAGCCAATACGCTTTCCTTCCAGATTAACCTCGTGAACAATGTCATCAGTAGTTACAACAGTGGCTTCATAACTGGTAATCATGTTTTTCTCCTTAATTAAGGTTGAGCGAATCCCTGCCATTGCTGGCATAAATTCAGTTTCGCATAGTCAGTTAATTAAAGTTCGTGTGCCATCTGGTCTTTTTCGGCACAACTTTCACTACAATATTTTTTCATTTCCGTCGTTGGGATAACTCCACGCATGAAATGAAGTGGTCTTTTAATACTTTTGCTTTCTTCAATTTCTTTATTGCAAAGGTGGTAAGCACATTTTATTTTCTTAGTCATCACCATGACTCCGCCTTTACAGGTAAACCATCACGACCGAGGAAGACTTTAATCATGCAGTCAGTAATGCATGTTTTTGTGGTCAGGTTACGAATATAAAGTTTTCGCTTTTTAATATTGTTTGCCGAGGCGATATATGTCCGACCTTCATGAAGAACATAATCGCCAGGGGTCACACACTGACGTGGTATTTCATCAGTTCCGAAGTGATGAGCAATCATAATTATCTCCATTTTTACAAATGAATTTTGTCGATGCGGTGCCTGGTGCCTCCAGGTGACGTTAACCAGTTAACAATTAACGCCGGATATTTCACCCATAACTCTGCTACGAAGGACAATAGCTTTTTAACTGTTCCGCGTGCGCTTAGCCGCATTCACCGCATCACAAAATTCACTTTAAAAAGGGCGGACATCAGTCGAACTTCAAGAAAAAACTGATGCCGCCAAGACTACACACAGCAGTGTTGTTATTCACAACCGGAGGCGCACTCCCACCATTTAAATTTAACAGACAAGACCGACTCTTTATGGATATCGGAAATGCGCCTTCGTGTTGTGCCCGGTTTTATTTCACCACCTCCGGGCTTTGGTGGCCTCGGCTATACCCCTACAGCGAGAATATTGAATTAATCCAAATAATGGATTAGCAAGTATTTCTGGCAAGCCAGCGACGTGCGCCCGTTTCAGTTTTGAATGTCTTGCTTTTGGTATAAGTCATGGCGGTGAACGTTCCATCCTGGTTGGGGAACACGCCACACACCAGGGATTCGTTGTTGCCGAGGTCGATTTTTTGCATTTTTCGCACCTCACATTTTGTTGTTGCGGATAGAGGCTTCTGCCTGCCAGAGATCCCAGTCGTTGCTGCGTAGAGCCTGTACAGCTTGGCTGTAAGTGATACCGCAACAATCCATCAAATACTGAACTACTTCGTAATGTACCATCTTATCTCTCCCCTTAACGCCGGGTGGCGGAACTAAAACCTACAGCGCCGTGCTGCTTCTGTAATAATATTAGTTATATTCATATTGATGATCAACACAAATATGCATTTTATTGATAAAAATGTACTATCCTAATGAAAATTTTAGTGTTTTTTTTGATAAAAAAGTAAGGTGATGGGGGCGGAGGGGATAAAAAAACCGCCAGGGATGGCGGTTTAGTTACGAGGTAGTGGGAGCTATTTCTTCATGCGTTTCTGAGCTGCCAGCATATTTTCAAACGCTTCTTTGTAGAGTTCATTCTGGCCTTTAAGCCTTTCGATTAGTTTTGCTTTTTCTGATTCGGGGAGGATATCAAAAAGATCCAGTAAATCAGCTTGTTGCTTGTTAACCATCCGCCACCCTTCGCCTTCGAAACTTTCGTCATAAGTTCCAGAGGAACGGACGTAATTCATCAGATCAGCTAAATCAGGCCTCAAGTCTTCAGGCTTAACTCTTAGCAATACTGCGAATTTTAATGCCGCATCAGTGTTAAGTGGAGCCTTTCCGTTGAGATAGTGGCTAACCGTAGATTGTGTCTCAAAGCCCATTAGCTCGGCAGCAAGCTCCTGAGTCAGTTTGAGCTCTCTTTTTTTTGCATCCCAGATTCCGCGTAGACGCTGCGTAGCTTCTGGCGATGCGATTTCTTCGCGTTTTCTTCTCATACCACCATCTTATGAACACAGCTCATAATCTCAAACTGATATAAGTATTGATCATTTAAATTAGTATGGTTAATATTTTGGCGAGCATTACTAAGGTGACCCTTATGACATTAGATGAATATTTGAAAAAAAATCGTGTACGACAGTCTTGTTTGGCCGCTCTGGCTGGTTGTTCGCAATCGATGATTAGCCTCGTAGCTACTGGCCGTAGTCAGTTAAGCCCCGAAAAGGTATTGCGTATCGCAGAGGCTACGAATTTCGAGGTTACACCTCATGAACTCCGGCCTGATATCTACCCGAATCCAACCGACGGTTTACCTGTTGGATGTAAGGCTAACACACAAAATACACAGGAGTTGATTCATGAAAATCAGGCATGAGCACATCGAATCAGTGCTGTTAGCCCTGGCAGCCGAAAAAGGGCAGGCGTGGGTCGCTAACGCAATTACTGAAGAATATCTGCGCCAGGGGGGAGGTGAATTGTCTCTGACACCAGGCAAGGACTGGAACAATCAGCAGAACATCTATCGCCGTTGGTTAAAAGGTGAAACGGAAGCGCAAAGGGAAAAAATTCAGAAGCTGATCCCAGCAATTCTGGCAATCCTTCCGCGGGAGCTGCGTCACCGACTCTGCATCTTCGATACCCTGGAACGCCGTGCATTACTGGCGGCGCAGGAAGCGTTGAGTACGGCAATTGATGCGCATGATGACGCAGTCCAGGCCGTTTACCGTAAAGCGCATTTCGGCGGTGGTGGAGCGTCCGACGATTCTGTTGTAGTGCATTGATTGAATAGGGTATCCAATAATGAAAATCAAACCGTACATAAATGCCGGAAATCTTACTCCCGGCGAACTACGAGACTGGATCCTGAAACTTGCAAAAAATGCAGAAATTGCGGGTTGGGGTACAGAAACTTCGGTTCGGAAGCTTCAGAGCGCAGAACTTAGCCTGCGCTCAGTTATGGACGATTTATCCCCAAGAATTAATTTTCTGGGGTCAGAGCAAATAATTCGTTCGGAAGGTCACTCCAGCGAAGTTGCGGAAGTTCTGAATACTCTGAGGGTAACTTTTGCTGCCGTTCGCGATATTCAACGAACCATTCTCTCATTGATTTCTCAGCTTCAAGAAATTGATAGTCGCATTCCTGACGGGGGTCATAGAGAGCGTCTTCCAGAATGTGAAGAGCAAGGACAGGGGAAACAGATAAGGGATCAGTAATACGTTTTTCACTTGCCTGGTATAGCAATCTCGCCAGCGAATCATAGCTACTGGGGCTCAGGAGAGAATCCCGTGAGTGATTTGTAAGAATCAGGTGGAAGCGGGTGAGAACTATAGCCCTGCATGTTACCAGGTTAACCATGTCGTGGTCGTGCTGGTTAATTTTGTACACAGTGCGCATGTGATTTTTAATTTTTTGGCAAACAGCCATTAAAGACATGTCGAACCTCCTTTGGTTCTGTTGATTGGGGAATCACAGATTATATCCGGAGGAAGGTTCGACACCAGATGAGGCAATTATGGTTAAGGCTAAAAACATGCCAAATCCCATGCCAAAAACTAAGGCAAACAATGAGCCTTATCGCAAGGTAAAAATAACGATATGGGATGATCCCAAATTTAGGGCGTTATCTCCTCTGCCTCCAAGTGGACAGAGTTTGTTTATTTATCTGCTGACCAGTCCATTTACCGGGATTATTCCTGGGTTGTTTAAAGCCGGGCGGGCAGCAATGGCTGAAGAGTTGGGGTGGGATATCGAAGCCTTTGACTTAGCCTTAGGCGAAGCCATGAATCTTGGCATGGTGAAAGCAGATATCAAAGCCAGAGTTTTTTGGCTCCCGAATGCTGCGAAACACAATCCGCCAAACTCGATAAATGTCATTAAATCCTGGGCAAAGGCATTCGCTTTAATTCCTGATTGCCCTCTCAAATGGGAGGCCAGGGAATCGCTGAGAGCCGCGTCCTACGGGGTTTCTGAGGCTTTGGGGATGGCATTCGATAAGGCAATCCCTTTGCCTGAGGATAAGCCTAAGGATAAGGCTAACGCTTTGTCATGCGGTATCCAGATAACAGATAACAGATATATAAACCCCACACATAACGCGCGCGTGCGCGAGGGTGCTCCGGCCAGTGAGGCAAATGGCGTGCCGTTGCAGACAGCGGAACCTGATTACCTGGAAGGCCTGAGCGAACCCATCGGGAAATTTCCGATGACCGATGGCTGGCATCCGTCGCCGGATTTTCGACGACGGGCTGCGCTGTGGGGCGTGGCTCTTCCTGAGCCGGAATTTACACCAGCTGAACTTGCCGCCTTCCGGGACTACTGGGCAGCGGAGGGCAAAGTGTTCACGCAGGTTCAGTGGGAGCAGAAATTCGCCCGTCACGTAAATCACGTCAGGGCGCAGGTTAAACCAGTCAGCAAGGGGGTGAGCCATGCAGCCGCACCAGGTGGCACCGCATCACGGTCAGTTCAGGAAATTCGGGCAGCACGTGAGCAGTGGGAACGTGAAAACGGATTTATCAGCGACGGAAACGGCGTGGAAGCTGTGGGAACTCATGGGGGAGGCTTATTCGAACCGCTGGACCCAGAAGAACGGGGCCGCACCTTCGAAGCTCTGGATTGCACAGATTGGCGTGATGACTGAGCAGCAAATCCGGCTGGTCTGCCGCCAGTGCATGGACCGCTGCCGGGCGGGTGAAACATGGCCTCCGGACCTGGCTGAGTTTGTGGCGCTGATGTCGGAGAGTGGGGCAAATCCATTTGGTCTGACGGTGGATGCTGTGATGGAGGAGTACCGCCGCTGGCGCAATGAGTCCTGGCGATACGACGGAAGTGATAAGTACCCGTGGTCTCAGCCTGTGCTGTATCACATTTGCCTCGAGATGCGTTCAAAGGGGATTGAGCGCCAGATGACCGAAGGGGAATTAAAACGGCTTGCAGAACGGCAGCTGACGAAATGGGCAAAGCATGTTAGTAACGGCCTGAGCGTTCCGCCAGTCCGGCGACAACTGGCGGCACCCAAACGCCCGTCGGGGCCAACGCCAATTGAGTTACTGAAACAGGAATATGAACGCCGGAAAGCGGCTGGGTTTGTTTGAGTTGAGAAGTAATTTTTACCGGGAGGAAATTTATGGAGACTGTTTTTGACGCACTGAAAGCGATGGGAAAAGCCACGTCGGTAGAGCTGGCTGCGCGACTTGATATCAGTCGTGAAGAAGTACTGAACGAGCTGTGGGAACTGAAAAAGGCTGGCTTCGTTGATAAAAGCGTATACACCTGGCGTGTGGCTGATAACAACGTTCAGCAGGAACAGCCAGCGCCAGAAGAACAGCCGGAAGAAACCACCACGGCGACAGTAGCGAAAATCTCAGAGTGCGATTTAACCGCGACGATTGAACAACGCGGACCACAAACGGCGGATGAACTGGCTACGTTTTTCGGCACCACATCACGCAAAGTGGCTTCAACGCTGGCAATGGCAATCAGTAAAGGTCGTCTGATTCGCGTTAATCAGAACGGTAAATTTCGTTACTGCATGCCGGGCGATAATTTACCAGCAGAGCCGAAAGCTGCATCGGTAGCGGAAACTGATGGTAAAGCCTTTCCTCAACCTGCATGTGTTGCGTTACCAGTACAGGAGGCTGCAACACAGGAAGATATTAAAACAGAAACTGTGGCGGACATTGTGCATTCGCTGCCATCGTTTACTGAAACGCGAGCTGATGACCTGGTTTTACCATCACTGCATATGGCAAACCGCGAACTGCGTCGGGCGAAAAATCATGTCCGGAAGTGGGAGCGAGTCTGCGCGGCGCTGCGGGAACTGTACAGGCACAAGGATATTGTCAGACAGATTA